AAGACAGCGTGAGACATTTTCCATTTGCTTGGTCCAACACAACAAATACCAGCCTGGTGAGTTAATAACATCCACCACATTTTAATATGGCTTTCACCACATAATCTGTAAAGAATAGATAAAGAATAATCTTCGCAGTCTCCTACAAATTTTCCTTCGCCATTTGGTGAATATATAATTTTCCATGCATCAGCCATGCCGTACTGTTCTTTATCTTTTCTGTATTTCCATTTAGAGTTAAATGATGATACGATTTTGTCTCTTTCTTTATTTGTCATTTTTTTTGTCCCTTTATCCACTTAACTGCAAGTGAATTTTCCGGTGGTTTCTTAGCCCACTGTTGTATATCCTTATAAGTTTCTAATGTAGATGTTTCAATATCTGCGTCCGTTGAGTTATCTATTACTGTCATTCTATTACGAAAAAGCCCTTGGAATTTACCAATATTTTTCTGTACTGATTTCCACATTTTTTCTACTTGTTCATCTGGTAATACTCTATCTCTGCTTTTATTTCGTTTTAATGCAGTTTCTAAATCAGTATTAACAAATATCATATGTACAGCATATCCTATAGATCTAAACTGATCAACATTAGCCTTTATTTTAGCGTAATCTTTACCAGTTCCATCTATAACTACTCCTAATCTTCCCTTTAATGCTAAGGTTAACTGTTTACCAGTAATAGTTTTAGCTTTATCTCTTAATGCTTGGCCTTGAGCAGAAAATATAGATTCTGGCTCCATTGTAAGTCCAGCCTTTTTAAGAGCATTTTCATAATTAGTATCTGTATTTATAAGTTTAAACCCTAATGACACTAATGATGTTTTACCTACAACAAATGATTTTCCAGAACCTGGACCACCTGCTAGGAATACAGCCTTAAAAATGGAAGGATCATTAATGCCTTCCATAATATTATAATGTTCTTTAAAACTATCCACCGAACTCATGACCTGCAACTCTTTTCATTTGCTTATTAAATTCTGATTGTGATGGTTTAGTCTTATATAATTTAATAGATAAATGATCTTTTTCTTTACCTTTAATTCTCCACTCATAACCTTTTTCTTTATGCTCAGGCTTAGTCGTTTTTACAACTCTTCTTTTATATCCTGCTTCCCAAGATTCGCTTTTCTTTTCTCTAAGCTCTTTAAATGTTTTCATTTTTTAAGATCGTACCTAAATGATTTATCCTTAGCTTGACCAGCTTTCGTAATACCATAACCAGCTAGTTTTGCTAGTTGCTGTAACGCTGGCCAGTTTTTTTCCCCTTGGTTTTTTCTTCTGACTTTCATCATATCATCTTTTATTTTATTAAACAGTGTATCAACCATGTCCATATCATTCATTACTAATGGAGCTTCGTCAAGATTAGATTGTTCTTTAAATGTTTTCATTTTAACTTATACCTTTTGATAAGTAATTCCTTAGCATGGTTTATTGCCATATTTGCTTTATCTTCATCTTTTATTTTATCAAAGATAATATCGCCACCATCGTAATCAAAGAATCTTTCAATATCTTTTAGACTTTTAATTCTTTCCTTTTTAAGAGCTTTTTCAAGGGAAGGCATAACTTTCTTTACATCAGAGCTTACGCCTTCAGATAATTGTTCTCTTAATTCTTTAAATTTCATTTTATCCTCGTACCTTTTTAGCCAAGTCAGCGTCTGCTTTACCCCAGGTTCCACTGGACTTTGTTACAAATGAATTAACTCTTGCTAATCCCCATTGAACTGCAGTTGTTCCAGGTCTGTGTCCTGTTTTCCAAGCTGCAACTCCTCTATTAAATACTTGCCTTAATATACCTAATGGCATACCTGACTTATCAGCTTTATCCTTAAGTGCTTTATCTGGCCCTGAAGCTTCACCGAACATATCTTTAAATTTCTTAGTATGCTTTGAAGGTTTAGTTTCTGCAGATTTATCGCCTGGAGCCGGTTTACTAGATTTTTTCTTAAAATGAGCTGCTCTCTTTTGTTTTGTAGACTTAGCCATTTCATCGCCTTTGGCGTCTTTAGCATAATAGGCCTTAGGTTGACTTCCTTTACGATCGCCAATATCTTTATCTTCGGCCTCAACAAAAAAGGTTTTAAAATCTTTCATTAGTGTATGTTAACTCCTAATTGTTTTAACCTTGCTACGACGATATCGTTTGCATCCTTACCAACCTTTCCAGTTTCTGGATGTAAATCATCTAACAACTCGTCATCGTAAATAAACCCTGCAATGGTATCTAAATATGCTTGTGATTTATCATCTCCTACTACTATATCTTTACTTTTTCTCATGAACATTACAAGCTGTTGTGCTATCTTTTCAGCTTCATCTGGATTATCAGAAAATATACCGAATTCCATTGTTCCTTCTAATAATTTAGATCTTAATTGCTTAAAGTTCATCTTTAAAATCCCTAAATGATAATTGTTTTTTTCCGTTCTTCTTCTTTTTCTTTTTAGGAACTTCTTCGCCTGGTGTTACCTTTGCGTACTTTTGTGTAACTTTGTCTTCTCCAACTCCGCCACAGTTTTCAGCTAATGCAATATCGTCAAGCCATACTCTTTTAGTTCCAGATTCAAGTTGAATAGTAACATAGTTAGAACCAAGCATTTTAATAGTGCCTTGTTCATTTGTTTCTTTTACTATTACTGTATCTCCTACCTCAAATAAAGTTCCGTCAATGTATTCTTCTCTTGTTTCTGACACTGGATCTAATTGAATATGTTGTCTAAAATTATTAGATTCTTTTAATCCCATAGCCTTTCGTAACATATTAAATAGGCCTTGTACATCCTTATAGCTTGATGGAACACCTTTAGAGAATGAACTAAGATCGTTGTCCTTAGCTGCTTTTCTCATTTTAGAAGCTGACATTCCAGATACGTCATCTGAATCTGGATCTCTTTGTCCAGCTGAAACGACTTTTATTCCACCTTCAAATTGATAGAAGCCATGTCTTGCATCAACACCGTTATATTTATTTAACAGTATTTCAAATTCTTTAACTCGATCATCTCCTGCAACCATAGAAACTTTAGTGTAACCTTGATCATATAAGGATACTGCTACGTCCATAGCTGTTCGTATTCCCTTATCTGCCATAACACTTCGTGCATGTTTAGGAAACATCTTTCTTAATATCTTAACTTTTGTTTTAAAATCGAATGGATTTTTATTTGCGTCTTGTGATTGTGATGCATAAATTCTATATGAACCCTTTGATACTTTCTTTAATTTATCAAATAGTAATTCATGGCCAGTGGTTGGAGGATTAAACCTACCAAACACGAAGGTAATATCCTTTGTATCTTCTACTAAATAATTTTTAAACGACTTAATTTCCATCACTTCCCCATTTTATCCAATACTGATTGTTCAGCTTTTTGTTTTTTAAGCTTATCTCTATCTGCTTGTTTAACAGAAGGAAATAGTTTTTTAGCAATCTTTTTAATTGCACCTTGTTTTTTGGCTACTTGTTTTTCAAGTGAAGCCCTTTGAGCAAATCCTAAATCAGCTTTAGTTTTGTTCTTTAAAATCTTTTTAATTATTAGGTTTTTGGCTTGTTTTTCAGCTCGTTTTTTAAGCTGTTCAGGGGAGGCTAGTTTTTTAGCAGCTTTCTTTTTACCAAGCATAATCTTAGCTTTGTTTTTTCGAGCTGCAGCTTTCATCTTATTACGAGTAGCAATAGACAAAGCTTCGTTTTTTGATGTGAACTCTTTAAAAGTTTCCATATTTCCTCGGTAAGTATCCCATTAGCCTGGATTCTGCCAGCCCTTTATAATATTTGGGTCGAAGTTATTAGTTGAGAATTCTAATCTGTCAACTAACTTGACCGCGCCACCTTCCATACGATCTATTGCAACAAAACCTTCTGGGTTGGTTGCTCTAAATCCGGTTTTAGTCTTAAGAAACGTTCCGATGTTGTTAAGACCATTTAGTTTATTTATAATAATTAATTTTGCATCCACCACATTATTCTGTAAATTGAACACTTTTTCTAAGTTTTTTTGATTAGATTTACTAAAAAACTTTAATAATTCATCTCTTTTAGCAATTTGAGTATCTTTTCCCTTCTGAGATGATCTTTTATCAATTTCCTTTTGGTATCTATTATTAACCCATACTATTAATTCTGATACATGTTTTTTAGTATCTTTAATTCTTTCGTTAGCTCTTACCTTTGTGTTATTAAATGTATTAATCACAAGGTTTAATTCTTTATTAGATTCTATTTCTTTTAATGTAGAACCTGATATTTGTTTAAATGTTTTACCTGCTTGAGATAAATGTCTAGTAACTTCTTCTGTTTCACTAGAAGTAAATGTTGCTGTACCTGATAAATCTGGAAGTGTTGCATCGACCATCCAAACATCCTTTGATTTTTTTAGTTTAGGTACGATTTCTTTTCCAAACTCAGCTGACATTGTTTCAAATGTTGCACCGGTATAAACAGTATGCCATACTACTCCGATTTTAGATGATGTAATTTCTTTAGCCAATGGAGTACCAACAGGTACTGCATATACAATTGTGTTTGGGTGAAAGGTTATATGTTTTACACCACCAATATTTTCACTCTTTAAATCACTTTTATCAAACATGAAGTCACCTTGTATAACATTGGTTATACCAAGTTTCTTAAAAGTATCATATGCTAATTTTAATTTAACAGATAAATCACCTGAGGTATCAGCATCGATATCAGCATGTGATTTATACACCATTGGGTTTTTATTAAAGATACCTTTCTTTGCAACGAAGAACTCTCCATCACTTGGATCTATACCACAAAATACGGCGGGAGCACCGTCCCATTTAACAGTAACGTCTACAGCTGATTTTGCGTTACCGCTTAACATATCCCTGAGTGATCTTAGGGCAAGGATTGCTTGGCGTGCTCCCTTAACTCCACCGTCCAAAATAAGATCTTCAATATGTGTCATATGAGTGTTCTTACCTGCGGCTTCGGATAAGGTTTGTTTAAGTGTCTTCATTCTATTTTCCTAATTTAACGTACGTACTTGAATCTAATGTTGAGGATCCAGCGTAATTTACAAATTGCGTTACAATAGCATTAGCTTTTCTTCCAGTGTTAATATCAATATAGTAACATATGTATAATGAACCAAGTTTAGCAGATACCCAGAACCAATCCTTTTGATCTAATTCTGCATAAAATTCTTTATCAGTAACGTTTGGATAAAAGTGTTTAAACATTGTATAAAATATTTTAATAGATCTTTTATCGCCTTTTTTAATCTTTTGTGCTATTTTTTTAACACCCTTAGCATGATCAGGAACTATTTTACCAGTTTCTCTTTTTATAAATTCTTGAAGAACACCCCATGATAATCCACCGCCTCTTGCTTTACTTCCTTTGATTTCAGCCTTTACTGCTTCACCATTAGCGTTATCCTTAAGGTTTAATGCACCTGTATCGTACTCAATCGTTGAACTTTTTGATGACCAAAAGTTTCCTCTGTTTGATTCTAATGCAACCTTTTTTAGTTTATGATTATCTGTGTCAGGTGGATATTGGTTATTATATTCTTTTAATGGTGTAGGAAACTTTAGCATTGGTCCTTTAAGTGATATACCAACTAATCTTCTGTCATTAAAATGTTTTAATATTGCCTTATTTAAAGCTCCAACTGATGATGTTGGTAGTTCTTTATCAACATTAAAATCTGTTGATAACGCCCACATATCGCCTGGGTTCCATTTATCATCCTTTAAAGGTTTAAATCCATTGTTTTTATATGCTTGATTTTTAAGTGCATATATTTTAATCATCTTAGCATCGCCTCTATGGAATGTCATACTTTTATTAATATAACCTTCCTTAACTAACATTTTTGCAATGTTGTAAGATGACGATACCCAAGCATCTGGTGCAGAAAGTATAGTTTTTAAATCAACGTCTACTTTTACCTTTTTGTATGCTGCTTTGAGAATATCATGAGTAAAAAATTCTTCAGCTTGTAATCCATGGTCAAGCATTGCTTGGCACATTACAGCCTGATGACATTCGTTTCTAGCAGTATCTTTAGTACCAGAACCTGCACCACTTGATCCTCCACCAAATACCTCTGACTTTTTAAGTTGAGACAATGGAATCATCTTATCGCCAAAAACAAATGAAATGTTTGATGGTGCTTGCTCGAATGCGTTTAATTTTTGGAGAGCGTCTTCAATGTCGGTTACAATTGCTGTACCGCCTTTTTTTAATTGAAGTGGATCACGGTTTTTAATAAGTTTTCTAAGAATATCAACCCTAGCTTCGCCAGTGTTACTATTTGGTTTTTGCAACTCAGATTGACTTAAGGCAACGCCTTCTGTAACTTCAGTGAATCCATCTTTAAAACTATGTATGAACTTCTTCATAAACTCTCCTGTATAAATACAATTCTATTTATAAGTTATTAGCTGTCGAAAAATGGATTTGGTTTAATTCTTCCCTCTTCGTCGTATCTAATAACACCAATTTCATGAAGTTTATCAATCATTCTGGTAGAGCCTTCACGTACTCCAATCTTATAAGAAGACCAACCTACACCAATAATAACAGTGCTAAGGATTAAATAGTCCATTACACTTCCATATAAAAGCATACAGTTTCATAACCTTTATTCCGCATGTCTTCATAGAACATTACTGCATCTTCTTTAATAGCAAATATGTATTCTGCTACTAAGTCGTTATGTTCATCAACTGCTATAACCTTCCAACTATTCATTATCCAGTCCTCATGTACTTTTCTACTGGTTTGAGCTCAATAAACTTTCTACGAGACTTTGAAAATTGTTTCATAGGAGATTTGAATTGAGTATATTTTTTAGTTCCAGTAGCTTTAAAGCCAACACATTGGCCTTGTTCATTTAAAATGTAAGTATGATTAGGAACTTTATATCCTACGTCATCCCAATTAGTTATTTCTTTTAAAGCTTTAAACTTTGTAGACATAAACATCCATCCTTTCTGCGTGTCTTAGTGGAAGAGACTGATCATACGCCCTAGGATGTCTACCATCAGCTATTGCGTGTTTTGTTCTTGGTCCTCTTCCTTGACACTTAACTCTATACCTAGGTGATTTACTAGGTATCGTTGATGACCAACCGCTATCAAAACAATATTGATTAATCCTGTCATTTTCCTTAGCTATTTTGTTAATAGCTTTAATTGTATTTCTAACTGTTTGAAGTTCTAGCATATCTCCAGCTGATGCTGTATGTGCTGTCATTACATGTGAGCTACTGAAATTCATATTATACTCCGTGTGTCATGTGATCATAGCAGTCATTACCGTTTTCCGATAAATCTTTTCCGCATATGCATTTTATTGATTCTTCCAGAGTTGGAGCACCTACCATAGATCTTATCTGATCTTCTGTAAGTACTTGCTTTCCGTCTACTACTGCTGTTTCAGCTAGTAGTTTAATTGTTTCTTCTAAATTCGTTTTCATTATAGAGCTCCTGTCCATCTGATTGTATAATCTTCGAAGAGGTTTCCTCTTGCGAAGTTAGTGGCCGGTGCTTTCCATGATTTAGCCATTAATATATCACCTTCTTTAAATCCTTTAGTAGGTTTAGCTACGATGAATGAATGGGTTGAATGCCCAGCACTAATTTTAATGTAGTTTCTTCCTACTGTGTAAGATAAGCCTTCACAAAATTCATCGAACATTTGATCTTTAATTTGGTCATCACCGGTTTGACATCTATCTTGCCATCTGTGATAGTCAGCTTTAATCTTGGTAAGGTAATTACCTAGCTCTTGTACGTTCTGTTCGTGAAATTTGTTCTTCATAATTTGATTCCTTATCATTTAATATAGGTATATTATACCATGTCCAGACATAATTGTACAGGGTTTTCTGCATTTATTTGCAAAATAATTAGCCTAAGTATCACTCCGAAGAGTATATCTTTATACTATTTCGTTATAAGGGAATACTTTTGATATAACTTCACCACAAATCTTAGCAATCTCTATATGTTCCTTTTGAGTGCCGTGTGCTGACCTCAATTGGATATAGTGAATCCATGATCTAAGAGTACCATTAACGTACATTCTGCTCATAGTTAATCCTTCAGGTAATACTGCTCTGGCCTGCTCTTTAGCAATACCAGCTTCAATAGCCCAGTCATATGCTTGTCTGCACCTTTCGATTATTACTTCTTGGTACGATTCCCAAACATAATTAATAGAATCTTCTTGGTTTAATTCAATAGAATTCTGTCTATTTTTAGTATCCTGCATCCTAGCTTCTCTTGTGGTAAATTCTAAATCCTTAGTGGGATCAGCATACCTTTGAGAAAATTCTTGGAATGAAAAAGATCTGTGTCTTAAAATTTGTCGTGCTATATCTCGTGTAGTATTAATTTCCATACAAACTGATACCATTTCTAATGGAGACCAATGTTGATTTTTAATTAAATACTTAACGAGTTTTTCTGATGTTTCATGACTTGTTTGGTTTCCAGGATTGGACACTCGAGCACAGTATGAAACTAATTGAAGAAGATCCTCGCCCGTTGTCGGGGCGAGGTCCTCTGAGGGTTGCGAATATGATATAAGACTCACGTTCATGTTTTATTTCCTTAAGATTGTTTCTTAACTAAAGTATATACACCCCATGCAAATCCAGCCCATGCTAGTAATTTAGCAACTCCGCCGAATAGGATTACTGATCCACAGACAACACATAGTGTAGCTCCGTCCCAAGTAGTTCTTTCCCCAAGTCTTGCACTTACGTAAGTTTTAATTGTATTTAACATATATTTTCCTCTATATTTTAAACTCTGAAAAATCCTTGCCTTCAGATTCTCCGAATTTGTTTATTGGTTTATCAGGAACCATATCTGACATAATATCAGTTTGTGCTTCCTCTTCTACGTCATAAAGTTTCATACGGGATCTATCGACCCCAATAACAAAGCGTTTATACTTTGTTGGATCATTATAACGATTTTTCAATTGCTTAACGAGTATTTGTCCTAACTCTTCAAGCTCCTCTGTAGATATTAACGCAAACATTAAATCAGCCGTTGCCGGTAGACCAAACGATTCCGAAGTATCTTCTAATCCAACATCAGTATTACTGAAGCCAGATCTCGTGGTTTGAGTCGCACTCACGATTGGTACATTAAACTCTACTGCTAAGCCTCTCAGCTCTTCAGCAATTGCTTTAATGTATGAATAAGTATTTATGTTTCCACCAAGGCCTTTCATACGAGAAGAGGCACAAATATTCAAATAATCTATATAAATTATATCGGGACTGAAGTTCTTTTTAAGCTTTAATTCGTTTAATAACGCCCTAAAATGACCAACATGTGCAGCACCTGTAGGATATTCCTTTACGATTAATTTACCAATATGTCCCTTTGCAATTTTTTCAATCTTTTGATTAAATACATTCTGTGGTAAAGTGTCCAATTGTTCTATTGGAAAATTCATTAAATTAGCATCGACCCTTTCAGCAATTCTTTCTTCAGCCATTTCCATTGTAATGTACAATACGTTCTTTCCTTCAGAAATATTTGCAGCTGAACAGTGACACATAAAGAGTGATTTACCTACACCAGTACCAGCAAGACATATGTTTAAACTTTTCTTTGGTAAACCACCTTTGGTAATTTTATTAAAGTAATCTAAATCAAATGGTATACGCTCTTCGACTTTATTATAGAAATCATAGCGTTCTTCTGAATTATCAATGTAATCATGGCCGATATCTTGATCGAATGATACTCCTAATGCTTGAGATAAAATATCAGGTATTGCACCTGCTTGTAACTCTGGCTTTTTACCATCGATGATTTGAATAGAATCCATGATTGCACCATAGATTGCCTTTTCTTGACACCACTTTTCTGATTCTTTAATTAGCCATTCTGTTTCAATGTCAGATCTTTCTTTAATTTCTGTGATTAAGTGTGATGATCTATTGAGTAAATCATCTGGTGCTTGCACACCAGTTAATTCAATTTCCAATATTTTACTTGTAGGTAGTTTATTATGCGTACTTACAAAATCTACTATAAGATCAAATACTACTCTGTGTTCGCCTTCAAAATATTCCTTCTTTAAAAATGGTATTACCCTACGGCAGAATGATTCATCATTAAGTAGATGATTGAGTACGTGTGTCGGTATTTGCGTTGATATGTCCAATTTGTCCCTTCTTTTTTTCCAATGAATCAGATATAATATATGTAAGTACGTCGCCTAAATGATTGTTAAACTCTTCATTCTTAGTAAGTTCTTTATCATTAAATTCAGCTGGATCAATGCATGTCCAGGTAAACTCTAAGGTTCCAATATCAAGTTCTTCATCTTCTTTTATTGAAACCTTTCCGTAAACAACTGTAACGTCTTTGTACTTTCCGGTTAAAAGCTTTACGCCGTAGAAATCTGATTCAGGATTTTCTACTAGTGTAAAATCGCTATCTGATATATTATACATCATCTTCCTCTGAAAGTACAGTGAAATCTTCGTCCATTGCAATTAATGGCTTCTGGCCAATTTGATAATGACCTTTAACAAATTTCTTAAAATCAGTTCCTTCAAAAATTGGAGTCCAAAATTCTTTATCAAGAGTATCTTTTTCTCTTACCTTTGGATCTAACAACTCACCTGTTTCTCTATCAACTCTACAGTACCAACCATTGCTTGGTTTAGCAACATAATTTCCAGCTAGTGCTACATCAAGTAAGCCACTGTATTCTGAAATACCACCTTCCCATGTTACACTAATTGGAATCTTAGATTTTTCTTTTACAAACCTTGATTTCTCAACATTAACAACAAAGTCGTATCCTTTAACTTCGGATCCTTTTTTGTTCTGCCTTCTACCAATAATCCAAATGTTATCAGCTGAATAGTAAATTCCAGTACCACCTGATACAACTGCTTTAGGAAACAATCCAATTTCTTGGTATGTATGATTAACAGCAAGTAAAGGGATGTTCTTCATAGTCAGATAAGGAGTAACCATTCTGAACAATCCCTTTAGTGCTTTAGCTCTTGACATATCAGCAACTGATTTTTCGTTTAATGCATCTTCTAATTCTTTCTTAGAAGCTAGGTTACCAATAGAATCGATTACGACAATAACTTTATCATCTCTTTCAATCGTATCTAATTGATTAACTAAATCAAACTTTAGTTGCTCTACGTCTGTGATTGGTGTGTGTAATACCCTTGAAACATCAATTCCAAAGGACTCAAAGTAAGATTGTGGTGAACCAAATTCTGAATCATAAAATAGCATGACTGCATCATCGTGTTCTTTCATATATGCTCCAGCCATCAATAATGCAAACGAGGTTTTAAAATGTTTACTTGGACCTGCTAAAACTGTTAGACCAGATGATAAACCACCATCGACATCTCCTGAAAGTGCGACGTTTATCATTGGTACACTTGTTGTAACTATATCCTTTTCACCAAAGTATATTGATTTTTCTAGAGTATCAGTACCTTTAATTCTAGAGTTCTTTTTAAGTTTATCCATTATGCCCATTATTTTCCTCCTCGACCACGTTCAGGTCTTAATTGCATTGAGCGTTCTTTTTTGCGCCATCTGGCTAAAGCTTCTGCTTTTTTCCTTTTCTTTTTAGCAGTTGGTTTTTCGTAAAACTCTTTACGTCTTACATCTTGAAGAGTTCCAGCTCTTTCAACTGCCTTTCTAAATTTTCTAAGAGCAACATCGAATGGCATTTCGGTTGCTGGTCTTTTATCTTTTGGGTGCCTCTTACGAGGTCTTAAATCTACACTTGGCATAGTTCTCCTTGTTAATAATATAGTTATTATACCATACTTTCGGTTGAATGTACATGGTTAAATTGAATGTTTTGTTCTTTTTCTCTTTCGTCTCTTTCATATTGAGATCTATAATCATTGTTTATCTCAATTGCTTTGGCCAAAAGAGAAAGTTCATTACTGAATTTTGCAAAAGCCAAAGTATCTTTAGGAAAACATGCACCGCCGTATCCTTGTTTTCCATCAAATCCTGGAACCTTAGTATGTGAAGGTGCAATTCTATTATCAGCACCAACTGCTTTAATAATAGTATTGAAATTGACATCGCCGTTAGTTCTACACAGATCGTAGAGCTGATTAAAGAATGTAATCTTAGTTGCTAGGAATGAATTGATTGTGTATTTAACCAAAGAAGCTTCTTCATGGTTCATATGATAAGATGGGCATGGTGTACATAAACTATATTTTTCGTAGAATTCTTCTAACCTTTTAGTATTATATATGTCTCCACCAAAGATATGAAACTCAGGATTCACAAATTGTTCACATGCAGACTTTTCTGTTAAAAATTCTGGATTATAGACAACATTATTCCAAAATTTATATTCAGCTATTACATTTGGTGTAACAGTTGATTTAATAACAATTAGTGTTTCCTTTAAGCATTCATCGAGATTATCCATTACAGATTTTAAAATACTGCTATTGATATTACCATCGTCGCCCATAGGTGTAGGAACACACACAAAAATTAAATCGGGTTTCCAATCTTTTAATTTGTATTGATCATTATCAGTATGACCATAGTTCGGATCTAAGATTTTCTTTTCTACTTGCTGATTACTAAATCCGTAATCAACTGCTTTACCTACAAAACCATGTCCTATAATTGCTAATCTCATTATATATTACCATCCCAGTTTAAGTCTAATTGTTTCATTGTTTGCGTTTTATAATCATCTTCTAATACATGGTGGTTTGCAACCCAGCCAAATTTAGTTAAAATTGTTGGATCAGCACATGTATCTTGTCGTTCACCAGTAACTTCTTTTAGTGGTAAATTATTCTCTGGCCAAACTTTATCAGCCATTTCCTTTACTGTAACAGGTTTACCATTACCAACATCAATTGCTTTATTATGAACTATCATATCAAAGTATGTTATGCAAATATCTATTGCACTGCATACGTCATCAACATGAGTCCAATCTCTAGTATGATTAGTTAGGTATGTTAACTTTGGATCTTTTCTTAAAAGCGCATCGTATAGCATATCTTCTCTGCTATCAGGACCATACACAGTATGGAATCTTAATCCAATAGAATTTTTAGGTGCTATAGCTTCCATAGCATATTTTGTAGAAGCATAAGGTGATAACCACCATTCATAAACACTTGATGATGAAGCATATATGATTGGAACATTAGCTTTTTCGCATGCTTCAAAAATATACTTAGATGCTTCTACATTAGTTTTCCAATATTCTTGTGGAATTTCATGTGATCTTCGAACTCCAGCTAAAGCTGCAAGGTGTATCACGAAATCAAAATCGCTTACGATAATACCTTCTGCATTTCTAATGTCTGCAGTGTACTCTACAATCTCATATTGATTACCATATTTCTTTGCAAACCTGCTTCCAATAAAACCTTTCCTTGGTCCACTTTTGCTTCCTGTCAATAATATTCTTATCATAAAAATGCCTCTAAACTATTTTCTTCTCTTTTATAATCATAACTTCTATTTAAATTATTTTGGAATAAGTAACTTGTTTCAACACTATCCCTTTTACCTTCTAATACTGCTTTAACCTCTATTGCCATATCCCTTGCTGTAGCAAATGGAACGTTTTGGCAGATATGATTATAATTCTTTTCTACATCTAGTACTTCCATATCTAAGGGTAATCCCATAATAGCTTTACCTTCAGCAACATTTAAGTATCTGTCTTCTACTGGATGTGCAATAACTTTAGGTAAATGTACAACGAATGCTCCAATATAATTAATTGGAATAATTGTACCTCTAAGCATGATTCCACCGCCTGATGCAATCTTACCTGCTTTACGTCTAGCCTTTGCAGCTTCTCTTTCAAACTGAGGATATTGATCCATCCATTCAGCAAGTTTAAGATGATCATGCCCAAGTTTCATTAACCTAGATTCTACATTAATAGACTTTTCTTCATGTGAATGTCTTTCAACAAATTCAGCATGAGTACATTTAGATTCAACCTCAAGTGTGTACTTATAATATGGATCATCTTGCGAAGGTGTTTTTGTATTTAAAACTTGTGTTTGAAAGTTTGTATCGACACCTTTAATTAGATCTTGAATCATAGGTCTTTCTTTATTATAATAGTTAAACAATGGAATCCTATCGTTAAATTCATCTTTTTTCCAAAAGAAAAAGAATGTCCTTTTACGATACTGTGGATTTCCATGTTGTAAACTTTTAGTTAAATAAATCGAAAAGTTATATCCATTATCTTGGCCAATCTTATAGAGTTTTTCTCTCATAAATTTACCAATCTTTCCAGATAATCCTGGTGCGTTCTCTCCCCATAATACCTTTGGTTTAACTTCTTTTAAAACGTATTCAGATGATTTTTCCATCCATTGATTGTTTTCGTTCTGTTCACCATGTGAGTTATGGTAAGTACTTAATCCAGCACATGGACAAACTGAAGAGACAATGTCCACATTTTCCATCTTTTCGGACGTTTCATCTAAAACATGATATGGAATGTCCTTTCCCTGTTCCTTATAATAATTTAAAAGGTGTGTTTCATTAGCCATAAATCCAGAATATGTCATTAAATATTCTGGGTCTGTTCCATAAGCATCTGCTGATGCCAAAATTTCACCACCAATTAGTGGTACTATACCTGCGTGTTTCATCCGAAAAATGTCTCCAAACTTGATTCTTGTTGTTTTTTAATTGCATCTTTATAAGCTTTTGACCAGCTAATATGACAAGTAATTCTGTCTTGTCCTTTCCATGGTCCGTTAGCCAATACCTTGCTTTTTAGAGCAACATAATCTGGATAAATTTCAGCTAGTTGCTGATGCACTTTATTACTTAATTCAATTGTTCTATAATTTGAACAACCACCTGCTGTGTTAGTCGCTGTTACGCTAACACGATACCTTGTGGTAATCCTATTTGCAAACCCTTGAGTAAGCAATTGAAGATTAGCATCAAAATCTTGAGAAGTTTCTAACCTATCCCATATAAGATTCCTTGGTAAATTTTTAGAATCAAAATAACAATTAGTCATAATCCTTACATTGTTCTGGTGTGGCCAATACTTTAGATCTGGTACAACCCACGATGTTGAGAATCCACCATGATAAATCTTTTCTTCTTTTATCCATTTATCGAATGTGGCAAAAGCGTCGTCAAACTCTTCTTCTGTCATATCCTTGGTTTCCCATTTGGTGTCCATACCTTCAGGTGCTGGGCCTTTGTATTTAAAGTATTCAAAGTCATCGTCTAAAACCATGTGCCTTGTTCCATAAAACTCATCCCAAATCCATTGCCGTGTTGGCGATAGCCTAGAAATTTCTTTAGGTAGTTTTACTACAGCATCACCGTATCGCTCTCTCATAGGAGCGTACTCATGATCTTGAACTATAAACTTTACTAGTTTTTGATACTTTTCTGGTAAGTTATCATAAGTTCTTTGTTTGTCCATCCTACCTAATGTAGGTATAATTAAGTGTTCCATTTATCCTCCGTTCACTAAATGCATTACTAAATTTTTAATTAGTAAAAATAATCCAGCACCATTTAATAAAATAAGTGCTCTATCTTTCCATAAGACCGATACTATTAACCATAGAAATATTCCTACGATACTAAGTCCTAAGTCCCATACTTGAAATCCTTCAACGCCTCGTAAAGACATTGCAGCTAAAACTACGATTGAGGCTATCCATTTTATATACCAATCTAAAGTATACTTTGGTGTTGCCGATTTAAAAATTCTTTTTGAATTAGCTAATTCTTCTTCGCTATAATCAACCATCTTTCGAAATTTCTCCTGTGTATTGAAATTCACCCTTGTCATATCGTAGTTTATATTCTTTTACAATCTCGCCAAGCATGTTCTGTTTATTTTGAACTATAATTTCTGGTGCATTTAATATATGTAATTTACTTAAATCTTTTTGAAAGCTTTCAATATGATTTTCTAAATCTTCCTTAGAGTAATCTTTAAACTTAGGGTTTCTTCTATTTTTCTTATACAGTAACTGTTCATTAAATGAAGTCATATGTTATACCAACCTCCTTTAATAAATCGACTGTGTTAATTGCTGATATCTTCCATTTGTCTGGTACATCTGCAATTGTCTTAGGTGATACTACCCTCTTAACTCCAACTTGAGCTAATCCCTTTGCACATTCATTACAAACTGGTAAACCCCAAACATACATTGTAGCATTGTTTAGAGATGCTCCAGTAAATGTAGCATTATAGATACAATTCATTTCCGCATGAACTACATAGCGGTATTTAACTTCTTTATCGTTATACCTTTCAAGTGAATCATTAACACCTCTAGGAAAACCATTATAGCCTTGTGCTAATACCTGTCCCATCTCTCCAATTGCTACTGCACCTACTTGGGTACTTGGATCTTTTGACCAAGTTGAAACTTCCCTTGCTAGGTTTAAGTATCTGTTGTCCCATTTATTGTTCATTTGTTTACCAATTTAAAATGTCTTTCGTACACATGTAAGTTTTGTACTTGCCAAACAATTTCACCTGGAAATACTTTTAGCATATATGCCATATCGTCAAGTACTGCTTTTTGCCATGCGTAATCGTTACGATAACCAAAGATAACATCATTAGATCGCATTTGTACAACACAATCGAGTTTACCTTCACGTATATAATATGTAACAGAGTTTGTACAGATAAAATCGTTTTTACCATTTTCATTATATTCACACCATATACTTGGTCTTGTATAAATCATTGATGCTCTACGTGAATCTGGATTTTGTAACAATTCAGATAGTGCCATATCAAATTGTGCACCGTATTTGTCTGAATAAATTAAATGACCATAATTTGAATTGATTTCACCGTGTTCATTAGCAGTCATTTTCCATGCTCCAGGTGGTTCTCTATCGCTATCTAAATAGATATCATTAATGTTTGTAGATTGGCTGTTATACCAATTTAGTTCTGCATCAATGTAAGCTTTGTTTGGAACACCAAATATAGCTGGTTCATCAGCATAAAACGAAGCACCAATTAGTTCAATTGTTTTACTACCATTTCTGTCTACAGTAAATCTTTCATTACGAAGTTCGTTACGAAAGTAAGTTCTTAGTTGGTCGATTTCAAGATTCATTTTTGTTCCTATTTAAAAAGTCATTGTCTCCTGATTGGCCATCGATACCACCTCGCATATATGCAACCATAAATGAAGCATAGTTAATTAAATCTTTACCAGAGTCTTCTAGTGATTCAAAGTTTGGGAGGTAGTCGGGATCTGATTCCATAGCTTCTAGAACTGAGAACATTCTGAGAGTTTTAGCATGGATAATATCTAGGATTGAAGCTACACCACGAGGGTAGTAATCTGCTTGTTTAATCCTAGAGTTTGGATTTTGATAGTCATTACTTTTCTTTGCCTGAAGTTCGGCACATTCTTGTAATACTTTTAGTGATTCTTTCATAATATAACCTTTCTGTTTATAGTACTATTATACCATAGTTTTATTCAATTGTACACACTTTTTTTGATTATTTTGGTTGATATATAATACCTTGCTCATTTAGAGCTTTCTTATTCCACAAGTGTCCTTGTTCAGTGTCATCTTTGGATTGACCAAAATATGGTACTGCATGGAACTCATCGATCATTTGCTGATTAACGCTTACTGGATTATCTCCAATAAATAATTCACCAAGGATTCTACCAAACTTACCTTTATCATGTGATACTAATTTAACCTTTTGATCTTTAAGTTTTTCCACAAGATGAGCCTTACTTGCTTTACCATAGAACTTTTCTTCTAAATTTCTAGTTCTAGATTCTGGAGTATCAATGCCCATCATACGAACTCTTTGTTTTCTATAAGACATACCGAAACCTAAGTCGATATCTACATCAACTGTATCTCCGTCTACTACTCTTGTTACCTTTACACTGTATGTATACATTACACTACTGCCTTGATATGTTCCATATCGATTATTGCACCTGCCTTTCCTTCTACATCTACCGGCATAGCTTCAGGCCAAGAAAGATATACTCTATCTCCTTTGGCTACATCAACTACATCTGGTCCTACTAAAAGTACTAGTGCGGGTTTAGACCCTTTGGTCGTGTCTGCTGTTAAAATGATACCACCTGCAGTAGTATCTTCCTTTGCTGTCTCTGTTACTAAGACGTTTGTTCCAATCATTTTCATAATTATTCTCCTATTATCTATTTATAAAACGTATGATTATTGATTATAACTGTTTGATTTAAAGACTCAGCCCAATAAGGATATACTGAGTCTGCATGGTAGTGAGTTGCCCCTTCGGTAATATCACCATACTCTCCATTCATAACGGAATCCGCAACCAGTAAAGAAAACATCCAAGTTGCACTATCAACTGGATCATCTGATTTACCATCACAGAACCAACTGAACTGACACATATGTCTAACTGGAATAAGTGTTCCTTTCCAATTTTCTTTCCATTTTGCTTGATACACAACATCACAAATATTATTTGGATAATGTTCGTTCATAACTCTGTTCTGTACTACTTGTGCGACTGCAATTTTACCAGCAACTGGTTGATTACCAGCTTCAAAATAAATGTTCTTTGCCATACAGTATTGTGCTTCTTCTAATTCTGGATTTAATTCTATAATATGACCATGCCATGTATAGTTATGTTCTTCCGCTTGAACCTTTGAAAAAAAGAAAGCTAGTAATAAAGGTAAACAAATAATACCTGTTATTTTAATAATGTGTTTGTGAAAAAGTTGTTCCATAATATAATCCTATATGTTGTTTTTAAAAATAAATTCAATAGCCCTTTCAGCTTCTTTATGAATTGGTCTTTTTGCGTACCAATTTCCAGTGTCTGCATCGAGATCTCTAATGATATACTCAATTTCTTTAGATGTTATTGGATAACCCTTAGACATTGCATTACCTGCTATTGAAACCATTATCTGATATAGTTTGTAATACCAACCAGCACCTGATAAAGTTTTGTATTCTTCAATTTGTTTTTTGTTTATAAAAGGGCAGTCTTGATATCCTGTCCATGAAAAGTTAGTGTTATCGAGTTTTGCTTGTCGATGTTGTATAAGACCCCTTTTAATAGCTTCAGGTAACTTATCGAAAAACGATTCATTTGGTACGACGTATCTGTGTTGTTCCATAAGCTTTGCTGGGTCCATGGTAGATCCATCGTGTGAGAATATGAAATTGTAAGATCCTTTATATTTAGCTGGGACGTAGTACATTCTGCTGAGGTCTTTTGTTTGGGCATCTGCGATATCTCCTATCTCTTTATTTAATGCGTACCAAAAATGTTTGATTTCATCTTTATTTATAGCTCTTGTTAGTGGAAATACTAAACGAAACTTAGGGTGTTCTTTAGTCGAGCTAGCAGTGGAATAACATACGTATTTGTATCCGCTATATACTTCAGAAATATCATCGATACTTCCAGTATAATCGTCTACATCTACAATTCCAAAACCACCCCAACTAAGAACATTATCGTTTGCACGAGTTGTCTCCGGTATATAAGTTGCTGGAGATATTAGTGGTGCTGATTTTTTAGTTGGATATTTAGTACTTTCCGATAACTGATATAACACTTTCTCAAAATCATCAAAGGATTTATATGTAATGCTTTTATCAGTTTTATTATCGTATATACTGTTAAATATCGTTAAACTTACCATGATTGCCTGCGTGTGATGGAGCGGTCCAACCTTCAGGTTTAATTAGGTCTGGAACTCCTAGTGGATTTGGCCTACTTGGCTTTTGTCCTACTTCTTTATTCATATTAGCTTCTAGTACAGCATCCCAAGCTTTATAGGGATCGACACCAAACGCATCAAGTGTACCAATAGCAACAACACATAGATCTATTAAACCATCTACAATTTCTTCTGGGTCATTATTAGTAACCGCAGCTGTTGTTTCCATTAGTTCTTCTTTCAAAAAATCAACTCTAAACTCAAGAAACTTTTTTAGTTTCTCAGGATTGGTTTCAACCCATTGTCTAGTAAGATATTTGCTTTGCATTAAGTGAATATCTTCTACCCAATTCTTAGACATTTGTAATGATTCCTTGCTTTTCTGGCACCTGAATAGGACTGCTCATAGATTTAACTTGATCTACTAGTTCATCTAATGGATCAACAGTAAATAGAATAAAACTATTTGGAATAGTAATACCTTCTGCTGCTTTTGTATAAGCCATAAATGGCATGAAGCCAATTTTACCTTCACCTGCTGGAATTAAAGAATAACCATCTGTAATGGTAACTGATTCTTCGTTTTGTGTAACTTTACCAACCACTTCTTCACCAGAAGATAGTCGTACTAATTTATATTTATCTTTCATAAGTATTTTCCTTTGGTACTATTATACCATATTTTATATTAAATGTACAGTGTTTATCCAAAAAACTCATCTAGCGTAGATACCTCTTTTGAAGACCAACCAATCGCATCGAGTATTGGTTCGATAGGATCTAGGAAAGTTTTTTGAAATTGGGTTTCGTGATCAATATATTTGTTTAATCCAAACTCTGTTGGAAGATAATCTAGGAATGATATAACATTTTCCTTTATAGGATTAGGCGTTCTGAGATAAATGAATTTAATCTTTTCGCCGTTATTGATTTTGTTATATCGCTTACCTAGCGATAGATCATCGATTAATTTGTTGTAAAGTATTCCGCCACGAGCATGTATCGGAGTACCTTTTCTGTAAATAGTGTTTCTGTCTTGGAATGAAGTGAGATTGGTTATACCCCTAGGGAATGCAATATCATTTGGTTCTAGTGTTCTGAAGTATTGTCTGAAATGTTCAATAGATTTTTGTACGTCAGATTCAGATGAATGCATAATAACTTTGAATATTTCTTTTAGTGCTTCTCGACATGGTGCAGGTGTAGAAGATTTAATAGCTTCAATACCCATAATTTTAAGTTTAGGTTCTGCATATCGTACACCTTCATTATCATGCACATTAAGAATGTATCGTTTCTTTGCTGTCCAAAGTCCACGATCAGCAATTACTTCTCGTCCCATGACCATTTTGTTTTCGATACCACCCATGATACTATATAGCTTTTTATATGCTTCTTCAAGGACAGGTTCTAGCTTTTCTCTACAGACAGTGTCTAGAAAATCAATAGGATTACTAGGGTTAACTGCTTTAACTAGGTCGTTTAAGCATACATACACTGAATCTGTGTCAATTGCCAAGACGTAATCTTTGTTCGTTTTGAGCACTTTATTGAGATACGTATTGATGGCTTCTTCAGCCCATCGTATGGTAAGTTGTCCGGAAAGTGTAATTCCTTCGGCAATTCGTTGATCGAAGAATCTGAAATACTTGTTGCCGAGAGCACCATAAAGAGAATTAAGAAGAATTTTAATAGACATTTGCCTGTTTTCGTTAATTGCAATATCCCTTTCAATTCTATAGACTTCTTGTTTATCATTTTTATCTACCTTTTGTAATTCCTTTTGTGCTTTAATCATAGCCTTTTTAATTTGAACTCTTTCGCCATACATCTGTTCGATGATCTTAGGTAGAATACCCTTTTTGTCGATATTGAAATATTGGCCATTTGCACTTACAGCCTTTCCTCTGTTATCTACAATTGTATGGTTTTTAAGAATACTATCGACATCATAATCAGATAATTCACCAGATGCTATTGTTTCAGGTGACATATTGTATTGCATAATTAGCGATGGATATAGTGAGTTTAAATCGAAAGATACTACCCAATCATTTATTCCAACTTGTGGATCTTTAACATAACCGCCAGGATATGGTGTTTTTACTTTATCCTCTTGAAATGGAACTGCAATCTTTTGAGTTGAGAGATCTCTGTAAATAATAGAATCCCATATCGCTGTAGTTCCAAATGTATCGCCATAGTTAACACCACCGCGATATGCCATAGTTAAAGCTAGTGTAATAAGACCAAGTTTGTCTTCGATCCTATCGACTAATTCAACATCCTTAATGTTATAATCAATAAACTTTTGATGATCATTTAAGTATAAACTAAATAAACTTGAGTGCTCTTCGTACGAAAGTTTTTTCTCGCCTAGAACAACATGTGATATATGATTAAGTGAATATGATTCTTGTGCACCATATGAATAACCAAACTTCTTGAATAGTTCCATATAGTCGAGTTGAGATATACCAGCAATTTCGTATGCAGTTTGCTTACGAGCCATAATAGTAACATCACGTGAATCAATTAATCCCCAAGGTGATAACTTTTTAACCCAGTCAGAACCTAGTAAATTATTGATTCTGTTTACAAGATATGGAATATCAAAGAATCTTGAGTTCCAACCAGTAACAACATCTGGGCAATGTGTTGGTGATGACCAATGTGTTATAAAATCCAAAAGTAATTGGCCTTCAGTATCGCACTTTTTATATACGACACGATTGGTTTGCATAATAGATTGATTTACATCGTAATCTCTTAATGCCCACACATAATAAGTATTGTCAATATTGTTTTTAATACAGATAGCAGTAACTTCTTTTGAGGCTACATCTGGTTCAGGAAACCCGTCGTCTGATGCGACTTCGATATCGATTGTAGTAACATTAATTGCGTTACGATCAAATTCAATATCACCTGGAAACTTTTCGTTTATAAACGTAGAAATATAACGGTTGTTTCCGTATATTTTTCGTCCTGAAACTTCTTTGTTTAAACTAATCCAATCTTTAGCATCACGCATAGATTCGAATTGTGTGACTGGTGCAACTGGAGTTCCATCCAATGCTTTCCAATCTGTAGGTTTACTTGTAGCGACGTACAAGGTTGGTTTGTATTTTACCTTTCTGCTTACTCGATTACCGTTTTCGATACCACGATAGAGTAACATATTGCCGTATCGGCCGACATTAGTATAAAAATTCATTCATTCACCTTTGATAATATAGTCTATTATACCATACTTTACTGCACATGTACACATGTAAAATGAAAAAAGTAGGGGGAGATGACTCCCCCGACTAAGCTTAGTCATTAATATGAATTCAATTGTAGATAAATTATGATTGGTGATACTGCTAGTATACCAGCCATAATAAACACTAATTCGAATCCAGTCCTAATGCCATCCTTGTGTTTACGTATGTAACC